CAAGAGGCTCGACTAACTAGCCAGACTGCAGTGCTAAATGAGTTTTTAACCTATGAAGCCAGCACTGCTACACCAGACAAGATGCTGATGATTGAGTCTGCCCAGTATTCAGCACTAGATTTGGCGCGCCTATGTGGTGTCCCTCCGTACCTTGTAGGCGTGGCCACTGGTGCTTATGCCTACACAAGTAGTGAGCAGTCACGCGCTGATCTATACATATTTGGTGTCAAGCCATACGCAGAGTGCATCGCTAGCACATTGTCAATGAACAATGTTTTGCCACGTGGCACCTATGTCAGATTTGATGCAGAAAGTTATTTAGCAGAAAATTACACTGCTGACTATAAAGAAAACCAACCCCAAGAAAACACACAGGAAGCCCTAGCATGATCCGTTTTACCAGCTCAACATTTACAGTAGATGCCGCCCAAGATGGCAGCCCTAAGCGCACCATCACGGGCATTGCCCTGCCATATAACACTGAGGCACAAGTTTCTGGGGGCCAGGTAGTCAGTTTCCTTCCTGGCTCATTGCCTACAGAAGGCAAAGCGCCAAAGCTTTATATGAGCCACGACAGCACTGCCGCTATAGGCCTAGTCACAGAGCGCACCGACGATGAAGAAAACATGTACTTCACAGCCAAAGTTTCAACCACAGCGCTTGGCGATGAGGCACTTATCTTGGCTGGTGATGGCGTACTTGACTCTGTGAGCGTTGGCGTAAACCCGACCAAGTTCACGTTTAACAAAGACGGCGTGATGGTTGTCGAGGCAGCCGATTGGTTAGAGCTGTCACTGGTGCCCCAGCCAGCGTTTGCTGGCTCACAGATCACAGAAGTTTTTGCGAGTATCCCCACATCAGATGATAATCTGAGCAATAATACAGAAACGGCACCCGATGAGCCTGAACCCACAGAGTCAGAGGAGACAGAAGTGTCAGAAACCCCAGCCCCAGAAGTTATCGAAGCAGCAGCACCATTGTTCGCTACTCCTAAGCGCCAGTTTGTTATGCCATCAGCAGCCGAATACATGGCAGCAGTGCACATTGGTGGCGATGCTTTTCGCGCAGTGAACCAAGCTTTCAAGGACAACCTTAAGCAAAATTCAACAGCTCTTGAGTTTGCACTTGCACAAGACTTGACCACGGACACCGCTGGATTGCTTGAGCAAAGACTGCTTGGCCCTGTCATTCAAGACCTGTCATTCATGCGTCCTGTGGTCACAGCGCTTGGCGTAACGGCGATGCCGGCAACACCAGCCAAGACGTTTACCAAAACAAAAATTTCACAGCACACAAGCGTTGGTACTCAAACAGAAGGTTCAGCAGTAACGTCACAAAAAATGACGCTTAGCGCAAACACAGTCACAAAAGCTACCCAAGCTGGTGGCGTTTTTATCTCGCAACAGGACATCGACTTTACGGCCATCCCTGCGCTTGAGACAATCATCAATGACCTCACTGGTATCTACATGATCAAAACTGACGACATTGCAGCTGATGCTCTTGTAGCTGCAGCAACCGCGTCAGGTAGCACTTGGACATTTGCACAGACAGACCCGACTTCATTGGTTAACGCACTGTATGACGCAGCCCGCGAAATGGCAGAGGACACCAACTACTTCCCTACGCATATCTACTGTGCACCTAACGTGTGGGAAAAGTTGGGCCGTCAGCTTGACAGCCAAAACCGCCCAGTGTTTGGTTATGTTGGCGCTAACAACAACATCAGCCAAAACGGCCTTGGTGGCAACAGTGGTGGATTGAACTACAACAGCATCAACCCATTGGGCCTTGAAGTAGTAGTCAGCAACAACTTTGCTGCCGGCACAATGATTGTGGCGCACACACCACGCAATTCAGCTACCTCAGCCTTTTCCTATTTCGAGGAAATCCGTGGTTTGATGACTGTGGAAAACGCTGAGTTGCTTGGCCGCGATGTGACCTTCTATGGTTACACCGCAACTTTTGCTAATATCCCTGTTTGCATCCAGTCAATCACCACTGCCTAGCCTGAAAGGCGGCTACCGCCAATGGCTACATACACAGTCACTTTCAAGCAACTGCTAGACAACTATGCAGTGCTACAAACACTGACGGACACTGAAATAGAAGTAGGGCAAAGCATCACTGTTGCCAGTGTTGCTGCACCCTTTAACGGCACCTTCGTGGTTTATGCCATGCCCAAGTATGAGTACCTAGGCATAGACACAGACGGTGATTTGTTGTTCAATAGCAATGTCAGCATTCCTAACCAGGTGCTCTTTGCTTGTACCGGCACAGACGTTGATCGCACAGCGTCAGCCACCGGCACAATTACCTACACGCAGAACTGCACATGGGTAACTACGGCTGAACTTGTCACATATCTTGGCGTGGACATAACAAACCCAAGCGACGATTTTACGCTGGCTACGCAGGCCCGAAACGCTGCCAACGATTTCTGTTATCGCCGCAGGCAAGAGTCTGGCTATTTTGACAGCCTGACAACTTCACCGGGCCACGATGTAACGCTGGGGACGCTGATGTATGCAGCTGCACTTTGGCGCAGCCGTGGCTCTGTACAGGACACTTTTGCTACTTTTGACGGCATGGGTTCAGCACCCGTCAGCGCTATGACACCAGTGATTAAACAGCTCTTGGGCATAGACCGCCCACAGGTGGCTTAATGCCTGCTACAGGGCTTCTCAACGAGGCTATGCAAGACCTCAAAGCCACACTCACAGCAGTGACTGGCATCCGTTGTGTCAGTGACCCCACAAAGATTGTGCCTAACTGTGTCTTTCTCGATGCGCCTAGTTTTGAGACTATTGCTGGCGGTGGCAACATTGTGCGCGTGACCATCCCTGTACGTGTTATTGGCAGTGGCACCGCAGCCCAAAATGTGCTGGAAAATATCCTGAGCATTGTGGCTACAGTCCTTGGCTCTAGCGTTGTCATCATGGCTGGCCAGCCGTCATCGTTAGAAATTGGTGGCGCTACCTATCCTGCTTATGATCTGCAAATGGCTATGCAGGCACAAACCGCATGAGATACCCAACTGCAGTAGTATTATCTGCTAGAACTATAAACAGATACGGCCCCCGGCACCGTTTAACACAGGAGCATTAACGTGGCCACTTCGACATATCTAACTAACCCAACCGTGAACCTTGCGCCTACCACTGGTGGTGCCAAAGTTGATTTGACTGACCAGTGCCGCAGCGCCACAGTCACACTTGGCGTGGACTCACTAGAATCCACAGCCTTTGGCGATACCGGCCATCGTTTTGTGCCTGGCTTGCAAACCGTATCTGTTGAGCTTGAAATGTTCCTTAGCTATGGCGCTGGCGAAGTTGAGGCCACATTGTTCGCCAACCTTGGCACTGGCACTACTGAATTGACTATCTCACCATCAGGTACATCAGAGTCAGCATCTAACCCTGAGTACACAATCATCAACATGCAGCTAGTGGATTACACCCCCATCACTGGCTCTGTAGGCGAACTGTCAATGATTACCGCGTCATTCATTGGCGGCACATACGCACGAGATGTCACACCCTAATTAACAAAAGGAACCCGACATGAAACTAACCCTTTTAGTGGATGCTGGCGAAGGCCCGTACCAAGTCACAACCAGCCTGTACGTCATTGTGCAGTGGGAACGCAAATACAAGCGCAAGTCCAGCACCATTGGCGAGCAAGGCATCAGCATTGAGGACTTGGCCTTCATGGCTTACGAGTCAAGCAAAGTTGCTGGCATCACAGTGCCCGTGGTGCTCGATGACTTCATTAAGCGCCTAGTGACTTTAGAAGTGGTGGATAATGATCCGGCAAACCCTACCCAAGCGGAACCTACCGCCATTCCCTAGCAAGTCTTTTAGTAGCCACAGGCTGGTGGCCACCTGCTGTAGAGTTTGACATTGCTGATCTAAATACCACGATTAAGCTGTTAAACGAAAGCCGTAAGCAATGAGCCTTGAAACCACTGCAGAGATAACAGGCCTGAAACAGGCACTGTCAGAGCTCAGCAAGTTAGACAAGTCAGCA